TCTCTCCAAGGGCCTCGCGGTAGTGGGGCTTTTTCATTTCCAGATATCGGGGACCGGTTTGGCATCCAAGCTGAAGTCCAAGGCTGCAGCGGGTGTCAGGACGCTGGCGCGGCGGCATTCCAAAGCCGCGGTGAAGGTTTTGGCCGCCATCATGAATGATGAAGAGGGGCCGGCGACAGCGCGGGTATCGGCGGCGCAGGCGCTGCTGGACCGCGGCTGGGGCAAGGCGGCGCAGCCGCTGGCGGGTGAGGAGGGTGGTTTGCCGATTTTGGCGCGTATTGAACGGGTGATCGTTGATCCCTCCCTCCAAAAGAACAGTGAAGACAGCAGCGGCACGGATAACAGGGCGCACACTTAAGATCGCTACACCCAGGGCGTTCGTGCCGCTGTTGGGACCTGCAAGATACAAAGGCGCGTATGGCGGGCGGGGATCCGGCAAGTCGCATTTCTTTGCCGAGCTGTTGATAGAGGATTGCCTGGCCCAGCCCGGGACGTTGGCGGTGTGTATCCGTGAAATCCAGAAATCGCTGAAGGATTCTTCCAAGCGGCTGATCGAGGCCAAGCTGAAGGAGCTAGCGCTGGGGGAAGCGGAAGGTTTCAAGGTTTTCGAAAAGCAGATCCAGACGCCGGGTGACGGGCTGATTGTGTTTGTCGGCCTGCAGGATTCCAACAACGAGAACATCCAAAGTTTAGAGGGCTTTCGGAGAGCGTGGGTCGAGGAAGCCCAGATGCTGTCGCATCGCAGCCTGGCGCTGCTGCGGCCGACGATCCGGGCCAAAGGCTCGCAGATATGGGCGAGCTGGAATCCCCGGCGCAAGGGCGATGCGATTGACGATTTTTTTCGGGTGCGCAGGCCCAGGGATGCCGCTGTCGTGGAAGTGAACTGGCGGGACAATCCCTGGTTTCCGCAAGTGCTGGAGGAAGAGCGGCTGACGGACTTGCGGCTGTTTCCCGAGCGTTACGAGCATGTGTGGAATGGGGGATATGTGCGGGCTTTAGACGGCGCCTATTTCGCGCGGGCGCTGGCAGAGGCCAAGGAGCAGCGGCGCATCTGCCGGCTGGCGGCCGATCCGTTGCTGCCGGTGCGCGCGTTCTTCGACATTGGCGGGTCGGGCGCGTCGGCGGATGCGATGGCGATCTGGGTCGCGCAGTTTGTGGACCGCGAGATCCGGGTGCTGGATTACATCGAAGGGCAAGGCCAGGTGCTGGCGTTTTATGTGCGCGAGCTCAGGTCTCGCGGCTGGGGTGAGGCGCTGTGTGTCTTGCCACATGACGGGGTGGCGGAGAATTCGGTCACCGGGAAACGCTATGAAGACCATGTCCGCGAGGCTGGTTTCGAAGTCCAGGTGATAAAAAATCAGGGAAAGGGGGCGGCGATGATGCGGATCGAGTCCGCGCGGCGGCTTTTCCCGCGCATCTGGTTCAATGAGTCGGCGACGGAATCTGGCCGTGAAGCGCTCGGTTGGTACCACGAGAAAAAGGACGAGACGCGCAGTGTCGGGCTGGGGCCGGAGCATGACTGGTCATCGCACGCGGCTGATGCCTTTGGCCTGATGTGCCTGGCTTATGAGGAGCCGGAACGGGCCAAGGCCGAAGACCGCGACGCCCCCGTCGAAGGTGGGTGGATGGGGTGAGGAGCGGTCCGCCGCGCGCAAGCGGCGGCGGACGAGCAGGTCCAGTGGACCTGCGAGAGCGACGAACGCCGCGAGCACAAGCGAGCGGCCGGGCCGAGCCGAGTGCGGCAGCGCGAGGCGAGGGAGGACCGAGCGTTTCGAGACATTTGGTGTTTAGTCCGCCACGGCGGGTACTGGCAGATAGCCGCTAACCGGCTATCGATAGAAACAAAAGGTGAACATTTTTGGAGGCAGGTTTACATTCAGTGGAGAACTGAGAAATAACCTTTGAAAATCAACATGATACAAATATGGAACTTATTAAGAACATTTCGGTTATTTCGAATGAGGGGTGTTTCGGATATTGCGTTTAGCGTTATTTACGCCCATATGAGTGCGATGAATGAAGTAAGGGAGTCGGTTTGATGAGTGCCACAAATGCACTGCTCGACAAACCGAATGCGGTATTGCCGAGCGAACAGGATGCACAGCTTGCTACAGAGTCCAGCCGGACTTTGTCTGCGCTTGCGCCTACGGAAGCGACGGAAGAGTTTCGTGTTCACCTAGAGGGTGGCCAAGTTCTGAGGCTACCATCTGCCGTGAAAACCTTGCTGATCCATCTCCTAACAGAGATGTCCCGAGGCAACGCTGTCACGATCATTCCAATTCATGCTGAGTTGACAACTCAAGAAGCCGCTACATTCTTGAATGTATCTAGGCCGCATTTGATCTCTCTTCTTAAAAAAGGGGAAATCAAATTTCATATGACTGGAACTCATAGGAAAATCCGGTTTGAAGATTTGAGCGCATATAGACAGAAAAGGGCGGCTGAAAGCGAAGATGCTATGGCAGAGTTGGCTAAGCAGGCCCAGGAATTGAATATGGGGTACTGATTGGCCCGATACGCCGTCATCTATGACGCCTGTGTTTTGTATCCAGCGCCGTTGCGAGACTTGCTTATCCAGCTCGCAACGGCGAATCTTTTTCGTGCCCAATGGTCAGAACAAATTCAGGAAGAATGGATAAACGCGTTAATGAAGGCGGAGCCCAGCCGAGATCGAAAGGCGCTGGAGCGTGCCAAAATGCTCATGAACCGGGCAGTAACTGATGCCAACGTGACCGACTATGAGCCACTCATAAATTCGATTGTGCTCCCTGATCCAGATGATCGGCATGTGGTGGCCGCAGCCATAAAGGCGAAAGCTGACGGTATCGTGACGTTCAATCTGAAAGATTTTCCGACATCCGTCCTTGAACCGCTCAACTTAGAAGCAATTCATCCTGACGATTTCATCAACGCTCAGATGGATCTAACTGATGCTGCCGTCATACAGGCGGCAACGAAATGCTGCCGGCGTCTAGCAAATCCACCCAAGAGCGGTAAGGACTATCTCGACACCCTTCAAAAGCAACAATTACCTAAGACGGTAGCGGCTCTGAGGCCGTACGAAGAGATTATCTGTCCCTCATCTGCCATTCCTCGGTTACGTTGAATTACCAAGGGTGCCGTGGGGCAACATAATGGGCAGACCCGGAATCGCAATTTTCCCGTGCACTTTTCGAAGGGGGGCGAATCGATCCCGATAGCTTGGGAGCCGTCTGCTGAACTGTTTGCCAGACCGCTATAGAGCCCACGCAATAGAACCTAGTGAAACTCAAGTCTAAGCTTGAGACGAACAATCTCTAATTCGCTTTCCGTCATCTTGTCCTTCCATAGATGTAGCATTTGAGGCCGCGTCCAAATCCTGGCCTTTCGGTGGCGGTAGTACACTTTTTCGGAACTTCTTACTCAAACATGGTTGTTGATTCATGACCGACGAGCAACTCCTCGCCGACGCACGCGACGCTTTTGCCCTCTGCGAAGAGGCGGAGAGCGAGAACCGGGTGGCGGCGCTGGATGACCTGCGTTTTGCCAAGCTGGGCGAGCAATGGCCGGAATCTGTGCGCCAGCAGCGCATCAAGGATGGGCGGCCGTGCCTGACCATCAACCGGCAGCCGGCCTTCATCCGCCAGGTGGTGAATGAGGCCCGGCAGAACCGGCCCGGGATCACGGTGCATCCGGTGGATGGCGAAGCCGATGTCACCATTGCCGAAATCTATAACGGGCTGATCCGCAATATCGAGCAGACCAGCAAGGCCGATGTCGCCTATGACACGGCGGTGGATTGCGCGGTTTCCAATGGCTTCGGCTATTTCCGGATCAATTCGGATTTCGCCGATGACGACAGTTTCGACCTGGATCTGCGCATAGAGCGGATCGTCAATCCGTTCAGCGTCTATGGCGATCCGTTATCGACGGCCAGCGACTCCTCGGACTGGAACCAGTGTTTTGTCACCGAGGTTCTGTCGCTGGATGCGTTCCGCGCCAAGTACAAAGGCGCGGAGGCGGTCAATTGGGCCGGCTCGGGCTATGACGGGCTGGCCTCGCCCTGGGCGCAGGACAAAAGCGTCTTGGTGGCGGAGTGGTGGCGGCGCGAGCGGGTGAAGCGGGCGATTGTCGCTTTGTCGGATGGCTCGGTGCTGGACGCGCAGGTCTATACCAAGCAGAAGGCAGGACTGGACGCGCAGGGCGTCACGGTGATGGGCGAGCGGATGGCCCTGGGCCATCGGGTGACGCAGACGGTGCTGACCGGCGCGGAAGTGCTGGAAAGCAATGACTGGGCGGGCAAGTTCATTCCCGTCGTGCCGGTCTATGGCGATGAAGTGAATGTGGAGGGCAAGCGCTATTTCCGCAGCCTGATCCGCGACGCCAAGGACGCGCAGCGGATGCTGAATTACTGGCGCACGGCCAGCACCGAGTTGACGGCGCTGGCGCCCAGGGTGCCGTTCATCGGGCGCAAGGGAACGTTCAAGTCCGATGCCCGCAAATGGGCGACGGTCAACAGCCAGAACCATGCCTTTATCGAATATGACGGCGATGCCCCGCCGATGCGCCAGCCGATGGATAGCGGGCGGTCGATCGGGGCGATCCAGGAGGCGCTGAACGCCCAGGACGATATGAAGGCGATCCTGGGGATGTATGACGCCAGCCTGGGGGCGGCGGGCAATGAGACGTCGGGGCGGGCGATCATTGCGCGGCAGAAGGAGGGGGACACCTCCAACTTCCATTTCATCGACAATCTGTCACGGGCCATTGAGCATGGCGGGCGGATTTTGATCGACCTGATCCCCACGGTCTATTCGGGAGAACGGATGATCCGGGTGCTGGGGCGGGACAATAAGGCTTCGAGTGTGCAATTGGGCCAGCCGCTGGTGGTACGGGGGCCGGACGGCCAGCCGCAGACGGACGCGGCGGGATTGCCGCTGA